CCATTTCTCTCCACGGAAAAGCTTGTCCGCTTCTATCAGAAATTGCTAGTGCGTATTTACCTTTTGCAAACTTAGACATATTAATCTATCTTTTTATTAACCATGTTCATTCGTTCAGTTAATTTAATTATATCCTGAATGCCCATTGCACTTTGTAAAGATTTAAATTCATCAATGCTGATTGGTTTGAAACCTAATTCTTTAACAGCTCTTATATAATCTAAATAACCGCCCGCTTCTAATTTTATACGACCACCATCAGCTTCACCTTTTCTCATCATATCAGCTCTATCTGCCATCATTTCATCTAATTCTACAATAGCTTTTTCATAAACTTCACTTTGTTGACGGCCACTTAAATCGTAAAAATCTTTGCCGTACATTGATTCTGCTAATTGATCTGCTATCATTTGTATTTTATCTTTATCCATTATATCTCCGGGTAATAAGTTTTAGGTGAAATGTAAACACTTGCAGGTGATCCATCTTCTTGCAATGCTCTTTGTAATTCATCTTCATAAATTAATTTCATTTCTTGAGTTCTTTGTGGTGCTTTTTTCATAGCCATATAGTAAGCTAAACCTGCACACATGCAAGGTACAAATCTATTAACTACATCTGCTTCGTTAGTATATTTACCTGCATCTTGAATTCTTTTAACATAATAAAAATAAATAAAATTACCGGCTTGTGTATCTCCAGGTGTTAGATACAAAGTGATTGTAACTTTATCTATGAACCTTTGCACAAAGTATTGTGATGGTTGACCTGTAGAACTTTTGTTTGAGAAAGCTTGATATTGTGATCTGTTGATTTTTGAAAGTGGTGTATCTACATCACTTGTGTTTCTAAAACTAGCTTCTAAAATATCTGAAACCATATCAACAAAATTTGTAACAGTATCTCCAGATGCATGACTTGCAGCTGTAGTTCCGTCTGCTCCACGATCAGAGGCAGAACATAAAATATTATTTCCTGAGATAGATGTATAAGTAATTACTTCAGAATTAATTCTAATTTTCCCTGTGTCGTTCATGTTTTTAGTTGATGAAACAGGGATAGTTGTAGCTGTAGATGTAATACCTGATGATAAAGTGGTAGTTATTCCGTTTGCGTTTCCATCAGATGGTGATCTAAAAATTTGATATTCGTTTTGACCAGAGACTAATGTGATTGCAGTTCTTGCTACTTCCCAAAAATGTAGACCTCTGTTGTCCCATTCTTGAAACATTATATTTAAAGAACGTCTAGCTGATCTTAAATCATTACCAGAGTAATCAAAGAATCCTAATCTTTCAAAAGACTCAGTTATAATATCGTCGATCGAGAGAAATTTCTCGAATGTACTTGTGCCTGAAAAAGCCACGTAAACCTCCTACGAGTTATTTCCGCCACTATGAAACACAGTGATAGCTGTAATCTGTTCTGTAGTAAAAGCAGTATTAAGATTAGTCTTAAATAAAATTGGTACAGGAAAATTAATTGTCATGTCATGAACATGAGCAGCCTTGTTTAATTTTACTTTAGACGTTGAGCCATCTTTAATATCTAAAACACCAGCTACGTTAGGACCAGATACATGCACTCCGTACACTCTAGTTCTACCAGTCTGAATAGTTTTAGTCTCTGTAGTTACGTTAGTCGCCACTCCATCTTGTGATGATCCAAATGTTGTCATTTTTTCTCCTTAAAATTTTATGTGGGCCCGAAGGCCCACAAAATTATTTATTACTGTGTATCAAAAGGTGTTGCTATTGATCCAGTAGAATTAAGTAATCCCTCTACAAAGTAAAGGTTTGCTGCAACTGCAGTAAACTTAATGTAAGAACCTTTTAGACCACCTGTTGTTGCGACAGCAGCACCAGCTTCTCCATTTAGATTAACTTCATTGTTAGCTGTTGCAGGAACAAATTGTTTTCCAGATACTGAAGCATCAATTCCAAGTGTAACCATACCAACAAATTTATCGTTAGTGTCTTTTGTTTTAATTGTACCAGTGAAATCGTCTGTGAAAAGAATTTCAAAAGTAGTTCCAATTGTGCTTGGGTTATTTGGATCACTTCCTGGTCCTGCTACAGCTGAATCAGCTGATGCATTGATTGCAGGTATTGTGATCGCAGTTGGTGTGCCTGCAGGATCCATAGTTACAAGTCTTCCTGCGTGATCAGCAACAGTTAAATCAGTTGCTAAAGTTAATGCAGGGACTGCTCCTGGTCCAATTGATTGAAAACCATTTTTTGACCTTACCGGTCCGTCAAAGGTTGTATTTGCCATGATATTATCCTCCTAGTTTCTGTTTATGTAGTCTCTAGGCTGTCGACTGTACGCGTCTACATAAACTAATTATATACAGTAAGTTTTTTATATACTAGTTTTTAGTAGAGTGCAAGAGAGCCTGTAGTGCGGAGTGGAATTTTTCCAACGATGTAGCCTTTTGTTTAAGTAGCTACGGAAACTTGCGGAGCGGCACCATCAACTTTGTTTCGCAGATGCTCTCTTTGAGCTTCTGCCATTTTGATGTGGCTTAAGACATCTCGAACTTTTCGATCTATCTTGACCATATTGAGAGTATATCTACCCTCTTTAAGATGCTCTTGCTCCCACTGTAGATCCAGACCCCTCTTTTGTTGATAAAGGTCGTTTAAGTGTTGCATCATATGTTCCATCGATAACCTCCTCATAGGTTATTCTGTTTATCTTGTTATCATAAGATATTCCAAGATATTCCCAAACTATACTTTTTTCTCCTAACTTGTCAAGTACAGCTTTTTCTAGTGAGGTTGAGCTATTGTCACATTTTACACTAAATTTAGTGTGGTGATCATAGGCCCAAATATTTACTAGAAATGTAGTCATTATGCTTTCTATCTGTAAAATGAGGCGGGATTGTGTCCCGCCTCAAATTTCTTAAGTATTATGAACCTTCAACACCAAAGATACCTCTGTAGTCAGATACACCGAATCTGTATCTTTCTCTAGCTTTGTATCTTACGTTTCCAGTATCGAAATCACCTTCCATCGCTGTTCTGATTGGAGTTCTTTCGAAATACTTCATACCGTTAGGTACATCAGTGATAATGTAGAACGCATCCGTGTCAGTTAAAAAGTTATTAACTCTGTAACCTTGTGGAATCATTCCCATTGACGCGATTGCGTTAATGTCATTATCAGCAGTTGACGTTCTACCTTGAGACTTCATAAGTCTTTCAGCAGTGAATTGAAGTTCACTTGGAACGATCATTTTAACACCTCTTGCAGCAATTTTTAGACCTCTTTCGTCTGTCAGTTGCGCAATGTCAATTAATGATTGCTCTAATGAAGTTTCATTCAAGTCAGCTTGTACCGCTAACGTGTTTGATACAGTGCCCGCGATTGTTGGGTGAGCAGTGTTAAATAAAGAAACACCATCACCTGAATCAAAATTATTCGTAGTTGGTAAACCTTGAATAAGCGGATCCACTGATTTGATTTGTTTAGTATTCGCCATGGATCTAGCTAATGCTTTTGTATATCTAGACGCAAGTCTATCATACAAGTTGTCCTCGATCGCTTCTTCAGTGATCGCGAACGCTAGTGCAACAGTTTCCATAGTGTATCTAGCTGTGTAAGTTTCTTGAGCATTGTCAAAAACTACGCCAGAACCTTCCGGTTTAACTGCAGCATTTGCAAAACCAGATAACATAACTTCTTCTTCAAACGCTCTGTCTGAAGTTTCTGTTACGTATATCTCTGCATGCTGATTCTCATAACGTTTGTATTCCAGTCCGAATAGTGCATTCAGGCCTGGTTCTAGTTCCTTAACTAGTTGTCCTCGTGATATAGCCATGTTTTTTCTCCTATTCTAACTATTATATACCGTTATTTTTAGCGTTATACAGGTGCTCATTGATCATGACAACAAAGTTCAAGTTGGCAGCGCCAATTGTACTGTTTTCAATTTCATTTGAAATACCTGTTACTTTTATTTGAGCCGTACCAGTTGTAGATGTACTGTGATTTAGTTCCGACTTAGAAACATTATTTGCAGAATCTCCAGCTGTTACTTCGATGTTGAAATTCTTGAACACATCTGTCTGCGCGTGCGCAGTAGCTTTGTTCGATTGAATCTCAAATCTTTCGTACGGATCGTCAGCTACGAAAGCTTTAATATCACTAGCCGCGATTGTTCCCGGATAATGATTAGCAAACGTAGGCTTGCTTGTTGTTGGATCAGTGTAAAAAACCCCGTTGAGTGATCCAAGAAGGAAAGCTTCAGAAGCTGCAGCTTGGTGA